CGGTGCGCAAGCCAGGACTCGTGGACGACTGCATCCAGCGGCTGCTGGACACGGACGCGGACGCCGTCTTCACGGCCCGGCCGATGTCCTACGTGTGGTGGCGGAAGGACCGCGGCGGGTTCACGGATTGGGCCGAGTGGGGCACGAACAATCCGAAGCGGCAGCGGCGCCAGGACCTTGACCCGCGCTCGCTGCGCTGGGAAGAGGACGGCAGCGTGTACGTGTGCCGGCGCGAGCTGCTTGTGGAGTGGACGAAGGGGAACACGAAGCCGCCGCGGCGCATCGCGGGGCGCGTCCAGGTGCACCCGAACGAGCGCACGGTGGACATCGACTCCGAGGAGGACTTCGCGATGGCCGACGCGCTGCTGCGCGCGCGCGCGGAGGTACGGCTGAACACGGCCTACGCGCTGATGGCGGCGGCCAGGGAGGTGAGCGCATGAAGGTACGACTGACGCAGGACTGCGAGCACGGCGAGAAGGGGAAGGTCCTCACCATCGACGACGACCGCGCGGACGTGTGGGCCGCGGAGGGCAAGTCCGAGGTGGTCGTGGACGAGCCGGAGGCGCCGCCGGTGGCCACCCCCGAGCCGTCCAGGGTGGCCGTGGACGCGCCCGCTCCGGAGCCCAAGCCGAAGGTGGCGCCACCGCACGCGGCGAAGCCCGCGCCCGCGAAGCCGGCCCCGGCACCCGCGCCGAAGAAGGCGCTCCCGAGGCCCACCACCAAGGCGGCGCCGAGGAAGGGGAAGCGATGAAGGTGAAGCTCCTGAAGGATTGGGGACCGCACAAGAAAGGCGAGACGGTCGAAGTGGACGACGCCCGCGCGGCCCAGCTCATCGCGGACGAGTACGTCGCGGCGCCGGCCGAGAGAAGGAGCGGGAAGAAGGCGTGAGCGATCATCCGATCCGGCGTGCTGACGTGCAGGCGGACGTGGCCGCGCGCACCGAAGAGATGCTCCGCGAGAACGGCGGGGCCGGCCGCGTCGTCGTGGAGTTCGACTACAACCGCAACGTCCCGGTGTCGTACGTGGTGAAGAAGGTCGGCCCGCGGCGGCATCTCGGGACGGGCAGATAGCGCTTGACACTCTGGAAACTCGGGCGCATGGTGAATTGAAGACGTAGCCCCGTACAACGCGGCTGACCCGGTTGGAGCCCCGCGCGCCTAGATGAGGCGCCGGGGCTCCTCTTATATGGGTCAGAACGCGGCCAGCCCGATCAGCCTCGCCGAATGGAAGGCCGCAGCGCGCCGCGGCGAGGTCCCGCCCCCCGATTCGTTCCTCCGGAAGCAGTACGTGGCGGACAGCATCAAGTCCGATGGCGATGGGAAGTCGTACACCTTCACCATCAGCACTCAGGCCATCGACCGCGACAAGGACACGTTGGCCATCGACGGCTGGCGCGTCGAGAACTTCCTGAAGGCCGGCGGCCCCGTCCTCTGGGCGCATCGGAACCTTGAACTGCCAATCGGGAAAGCCGCATGGGTCAAGACGCAGGCGGGTACGCTGAAGGCGCGCGTCGAGTTCGCACCCGCGGACGTGTACCCCTTCGCCGACACCGTGCGGCGCCTTGTGGACTTCGGCGCGTTGAAGTCTACCTCCGTCGGCTTCATCCCGGACTACCAGAAGGCGGCCTGGAACGACGAGCGCGGCGGCTTCGACTTCAAGGGTCAGGAGCTGCTGGAGTTCTCCATCGTCCCGGTGCCGGCGAACCCCGAATGCCTGATGGACGCGAAGGACGCGGGCATCGACCTCGCGCCCGTGAAGGCGTGGGCCGAGCAGGTCATGGACGGCGTGGCCGGGCCTGGCCTGTGGATCCCGAAGGACCAGGCGGCGGCCGCCCTGAAGGCGCTCAGCGGGCCCCGCGTGGTGGTCCCCGCGTCCTTCGCCAAGGTGGTCGGCGCGGTCGCGGAGAAGGCCGGCCGGACCCTGTCCGCGGCGAACGTGCAGCGGCTGACGGATGCGCTCACGTCCATCGAGGACGGAGCCTCCGGGATCGATGCCGCGGCCGAGCTGATCGAAGAGGTCCTGGACCTGGCCGCCCCGCCGATGGACGAGCCGGAGCCGATGAAGGCGGCCGAGCCTGTCGAGCCGTTCATCCTGATTGAGCCCGAGCCGGCCACTCCAACCTTTCTGATCGACCCCGCACAACTCAGGGCGGCCATGGGGGCCGCGGTTTCAGACACCGTCCGCGCAGTGGTAAGCGCCGCGCGCGGCCGTCTCGACTGAAGGAGAGAAGCAATGGCGAGTCCCGCCGCGGTGCCCATGACGCAGGATCAGCTCAAGGCGCTGATGAACGACACGATCAAGGATGCCCTGGCCCCCGCGATCAAGGCGGAGCTGGAGCCCCTCACGAAGGCCCAGGGCGAGATGCGCGCCGACATCGCCAAGGCGATGGCGCATCCTCCCGCAGCCGAGCCCGAGTTCGACCGGAAGAAGATGCTCGGGAAGTTCCACTTCGGCCGCGCCGCGCGCGTCATGGCGATGGCCACGCTCGAGAACGGCACGAAGGACATCGGCGCCGCCGAGCACGCCATCAAGCGCGACTGGCCGGTGAGTCTGGCCGAGCCGACGCTGAAGTGGACCCAGCACGTCAAGACCACGCTCACCGCGGGCAGCGCCACGGCCGCGGGTGACATGGTGATCCCGCAGTACGACCCCGAGTGGATCGAGCTCCTCCGCAACAATGCGGTGGTCCGCGGCCTGCCCGGGATCCGGACGCGCTCCATGCCGCGCGGGGCCATCTCCCAGAGGAAGCAGACCGGCGCCGCGACCGCCAGCTACCAGGGCGAGACCGACCGCATGACCCCGTCGAACCTGACCGTGGGGAAGGCGAACATGAGCTACAAGAAGCTCACCGCCATCACCGTGGTCGGCAACGACCTCATCCGCTTCGGCGGCCCCGACGTCGACCAGCTCGTGCAGGAGGACCTGCTCGCCGTCTCCGCCCTGCGCGAGGACAAGGCCTTCCTGCTCGACAATCCGCCGACGGACGCGGCCTCTCCCCAGGGCATCCGCTATCAGACGCTCGGCGCCAACATCGCGGCCACCGCGGGCACGTCGCTCGCGAACTTCCAGACGGACGCGACGGGCATGGTCACGGACGTCCAGAAGCGGAACCTGCCGGTGACGCCGCAGAACAGCGGCTTCATCCTGTCGGTGTCCAAGTTCTGGGCGATCTACGCGCTGGCCACGACCACCGGCGACTGGATGTTCAAGGCCGGCCTGGAGCAGGCCCAGCCCACGATCCTCGGCTTCCCGGCGTTCGTCTCGACGCAGCTCGAGGTCACGAACTCCTGGATCGGCGCGAACGGCGGCCTGATGTTCTTCGCCCACTTCCCGTCGCTGGTGATCTGGGATTCGCTCTCCCGCACCGTGGAGACGTTCCGCGGTGGCGCGTACTACGACCCGTCGCTCGCCGCGGTGGCCTCCGGGATCTCGAACGACGAGACGGTGATCACCTGCATCGCGGAGCACGACTTCCAGCAGCGCTATCAGGAAGCCGCGTCGATCCGCACCGGCATGGCCGTCTAAGGCACAAGGGAAAGGCAAGAGGAGAAAAGCAATGTCCAGCCCCGCAACCCTCGGCGACCTCGGGTATGTGGTCACGGCCGTGCATCCGCTCAGCACGAGCACGGCGATCTACTACTCCAAGGCGACCGGCACGTCGACGGGCACGAAGCTCACGACCAGCCGGACCTTCGACCTCAGCCGGCTCCAGCACTTCGGCGCCACCGGCGGCAAGCCCCTCGACGTGACCGTGCACCCGCGCGTCGCGGGCGCGCAGCGCTTCAAGTCGCTGACCGTCGCGGTCCCGCTGGAGCTCAACTTCCAGTCCTCGGGGCTGAACTTCTACCTGACGGTCGCGCACCTGACGCGCTCGGCGGCGTCGGGCGCCGGCTCCACCTGGGCCACCCTCAAGTCGGACGTCTTCCGCTGGAAGATGGGCACCGACTCGGACGGCGTCTTCCACACCGGCGCCGCGTCGAGCGTGCCGCTGCAGGGGATCAAGAAGTTCTACAAGGCGAATATCACCTTCGCGACGCGCAAGCCGACGGACACGGCGGCGAAGGACACCACGACCGGCGTGCTGATCTACTGCAACTCCCCGGTGGTCCTGCTCAGCGGCGCGGACGCGCCCCAGGTCACGGTACCGAAGAAGGTCTGACCCGGTGCTCGACTCCGTTACCTCCCAGACGCAGCCGGAGAGCGCACCGGCTGCGTCGTCGTCCTCGTCCGACTATTCGCCCGCGCCGCTCGTGACGCGCCACCGCAAGATCGCCATCCTGGGCTTCGGCGCGACCGTGCGCGATTGCCCCTGGAAGGATCCGTCCTGGGACCTGTGGGCCATGAACGGGTTCTGGCGCGCGGCGAAGCCGGACTTCGCTGTCGAGGCCCCGGAAGAGCGCTACTCGCTCTGGCTCGACATGCACACCCTGGAATACACCCGCGAATACGGGAAGCAGGCCGGCTTCGGAGACGCTCAAGAGCGCTGGCTCGAGAAGGAGCACCCCTTCCCGATCTACATGCTCGACGAGCCGGATCGGTCGGTGACGGGGAGCCTGTACCCGTCGGTGCGGGCGTTCCCCATCGAGGAAATCGTGCGCGTCACCGGCCGCGACTACTTCACGTCGACCGTGGCCTACGCGCTGGCCTTCGCGCTCGCGCGCGCGCTGACCACGGACGACATCGCCGAGGTCGGGTTGTGGGGTATCGACCTCGTCCACGACACCGAATACGTCGAGCAGCGGCCGTGCGCCGAGTATTGGGTGGGCCGGCTCGAGGCCATCGGAATCAAGATCACGACGCACGCGCAGTCCGCGCTCCTGCGCCAGCTTCACCGCTACGGCTACGAGGCCGCGAATCCGCTGGTGAAGGAGATGAAGGCCATGCTCCACGGCCAGAAGGTGGGCCTGGAGAAGGCCGTCCAGGCGAAGCAGGCCGAGATGGAGCACGCGCGGAACCAGCTCCACACCGACGACGGGGCGCTGCAGGCCATCAACGGGATGTTGGAGCGCTTGAAGATCCACGAGCGCGGAGGGCAGGTCTGATGATGCGCTACTACTACGTGAAGCAGAACCTATTCGGCGTCCCGAAGGGCACCGTCGAGCGCTTCGCCGACGCGAACGCGGGGCCGCTCCTGCACGCCGGTTCCATCGAGCCAGTGGACGACAGGAAGCGGCACCACGCCGAGGCGCCGGGGATCGATGCCGTCCCGGTCGACCAGCGGCGGCCGCCGGCCAAGTGCCCCTCGTGCGGCGCCAAGGATGCCAGCCGATGAACCCGAACTTCGACCTGAACGAGGACCTGGGCACGCCATCGCGGCGCTACCGGAAGCTCTTCGCTCAGCAGATCGTTCCAGGCGGGGATGGTGCCGCCATCACAGCCGCGAACCTGCTGTCTTGCGTCACGGCGGCAGGTTGCAGGGTGGCCTACGGCCAGCAGACGACGGTGGCCGCGTCCGACACGGTGGTCACGGGCCTGACGACGGTGGCCGCCGTGATCGCGTCGCTTGACTCGGATCCGGTGGACGACCCCTTCATGTGCACGGCTTCGATCGGGGACCAGGCCGGGGCGCCGGCGGCGGGTTCGGTCCTGATCAAGACGTGGAAGAACACGGGCGGAACGGATCCGACTCCGACGGCCGCGACCACGTTTACGAAGAAGGTCAACTGGATCGCGATCGGGACGTAGGTGATCGATGGTGTTGAGCGTCTCGACGGTCGCGCCCACCTTGCGGCTGACCACGCGGTCGGCTGTGAAGGCGGAGCTCAACCTGACGTCGGCCACGGACGACGCGCTGATAGACGCGCTGATTGACCAGTTCTCCGCCGCCATCGTCTCCTACTGCCACCGGCCCTTCGCGCGTGAGTCCTACTCCGAACAGCTTCCCGGCTTCGGTGACATCCGGCTCCAGCTCGAGCGCACGCCCGTGGTGTCCGTGTCGACGGTGACGCTGCGCGGGCAGACCATCACGGACTTCGCGATCGAGGACGCGGACAAGGGCTGGCTCATCTTCCGCGCGCTGTCCGGGACGGGCACGACCTACCAGCGCATGGCGTGGCCGTGGGGCGTGCAGACGTACCCGGGCCTGAGCGGGGACGGCGCATGGATGAACCAGGGCTTCCCGATGGCGCGGCAGGAAGAGCCCCAGGTCGCGGTGGCGTACGTGGCCGGCTACATCCTCCCGAGCCAGTTCGTCACGGCGGTGACGGTGTCGGTGGCGAACGCGGACAGCAGCTTCAACGACTCGGCCTCCGGGTTTCCGGCCCTGCTCAAGGCGGGCGACATCGTCGAGGCATCCGGCTGCGTGAGCGCCGCGAACAACTCGCGGTTCCTCGTGACCGGCACGCCCACGGCGGCGAAGATCACCGTCTCCGGTACGCTCACCACGGAGGCCGCTGGCGCGCAGATCACGCTGAAGTTCCGGCCGCCGTCCATCCACCGGCCCTTCGACGACGTGGAGAAGGCGTGCATCGAGGCGGTGAAGACGGGCTATCTGAGCCGCCGCGACGACTCCAACATCATCGAGAAGCAGGCCGGGCCGATGCGGCTGCGCTACTCGGAGGGCCGTGCCGGGGAAGCCCAGGCCCTGCCGCCGGTGTGCGTCGGCCTCTTGCGGAATTGGGTGAGGACGGCATGACGTTCGACCTGTCCTTGCTCGCCCTCATGGAAGACACGATCACCTACGAGCCGCCGACGGCGGAGTCCTCGGCGCGCGTGATCACGTTCGGGACCGCGGTCACCTACCCGGCCCTGATCCAGCGCGGTGCTCGGCGGACCATCAGCCCGGCCGGCCGCGAGGTGATCAGCAACGTCCAGGTGTACATCCCGAACCGGGTGGCGATCGATCAGCGCGGCCGCATCACGCTGCCGACGGGGTTCGTGCCGCAGCAGCCGCCCATCATCGGCGTGGAGCCGCTCAAGGGGCTCGAGCTGGACCACACCGCGGTGCTTCTGTAATGGCCTGGATTCCTGGCTCGGCGGGCATGGTCTCGAGCGTCCGGGTGACGGTGTCCGGGAGCGACGAGGTGCGCGCCGCCCTCGGCCGGCTGGGCAAGGCCGGGGCCGTGGAGGCGAAGGAAGTGATCCGCGCCGTGACCACGCAGATGGTGGCCATGGCCAAGCCCATGACCCCGGACGATCCGGAGACGCAGGGCGAACTGCGGAACACGGTGCGCATCGTGACGCCCAGCGCGTCCCGTACGGGGAAGGCCACGGGCGGCATCCAGGCCGGCCCCACGGAGCTCGGGAAGCGTCGCTATAGCGCGTCGGCCCTCGTCCAGCACGAGGACTTGACCCTGAAGCACCACAGCGGCGGCCCGAAGTACCTGGAGAAGCCCTTCATGGCGCTCGTCGTGCGGATCCCGGACCAGATCAAGGCGCGGCTCGACAAGGTGGCCAATGCCGGTTGAAGCCGACGTGGTCGCGTACCTCGCTGCGGCCGGCCTCGGCCTGACCGCCGGGACGGACCTCTTCGAGGGGCCCGCACCGGAGACGCCCTACAACGTGGTGGCGGTGGCGAAGTACATGACCGAGCGGAGCGACGACTACACGATGGGCGCGTCCCTCACGGCGCCCGGCTCGGAACTGGAGCACATCCAGGTGATGACGCGGCACACCGTGAAGGCGACGGCGGAGAGCCGTGCGGACTCCATCCACGCCGTGCTGGACAACCTCCAGACCACGACGCTGGTCAACGGCCGGACTTACTTCGAGATCGCCGGCGACGGCCCGCCGGAAGGTCTCGGCCAGGACGGGAACCTGAACTGGCGCTACGCGGCTAACTACCGCGTCCGAAAGCCGAGGGGGTGACATGGGCGAAACCGCTACGGCCCTCCGCCTGCTCCGCGCGCACCTTCGCGCTGCGTCTGAGATCGCGGACGCCCTGGCCGTGGAGCGTGCGCCGGAGCCGCCGCCGCCGGACGAAGAGCCGGAGGGGGCCTGTCCGCACTGCGGAGAGGCGCGCGAGGAGAAGCTCGAGGAGACGTCCTTCGCTGGCGAGGACGGCCGATTGGTTCCGCGCGTGACCTGCCTGACGTGCGGGAAGAGCGTCACCACGAAGGCCGAGGAGGTCGCCCATGGCTGATCCCATTGTCCTCGACGCGCCGCTCATCTGGCTCGGAGGATACGACATCACCACGGACCTCTACGACGTCACGCTGAAGGGCTCGCGCGTGGAGCTGCCGGACCCACGTTTCAGCAACCTGATCGAGGCGACGTATCCGGGGATCGAGCAAGTCGACGCGATGGTGAATGGCGTCTTCAACTCGAACGCGGGCGGAGCAGACAGGGTGATATCCAACCCGCGCGTGATCGCGTCGCCGGGCGACTACTCGGAGTGGCCGCTCACGGTGTGCCCTCCCGGTGCCCCCGGCGCGGCCGGTGCCGACGGCAATGTGGCCTACACGCTCCGAACCGCGCAGTTCGGGCTCAAGTTCGGCGCCGACCACGGCCAGATCCTGCCCTGGTACCTGACCTCGCGCGCGCGCACGGGGCGCCTGTCGCGGGACACGGTCCTGTTGCCGAAGGCCACGCGCGTGGCGACCGCCACAGGGACCGCGTACCAGCTCGGGGCCGTCGTCTCCGGGACGAACAAGATCGTGGCGAAGCTCCACGTCTTCAGCGTGACGGGAGGGTCCGGGTCCGTGACTGTGACGATCGAGTCGGACAACGCCTCGAACTTCCCGACGCCCATCACGCGCGGAACGTTCACGGCCGTGGCGACCGCGGCCGGAGTCGGGCGGCAGGTCGTGGAGATCACGACGACCATCACGGACGACTGGTGGCGCGCGGTGGCGACGTGGACCGCGGGCACGGACTATTCGCTGGCTGTCGTTGCTGCGCTGGAAAGCAGCGCTTAAGAGGAGGCTCTCGTGGCCGATCCCATCGTCTTTTACAACGGGTTTTTCGCATGGGCGACGTCCACGGCTAGCGTGGCGTCCGCGGCCCCGGCGGGCCTGAAGTCCGTCACCATCCCGATCAGCCGAGCCGAGCTCGAGGATGCGGCGATGGGTGACGACATCGCGGCCACCTATCCGGGGATCATGTCCGCTCCCATCTCCGCGCGGTACCGGCAGAACTACGCGGCCGGCGGCGTCGATGCGCTGGCGTTCGCGCGCTGGAACGCGAAGACGCCGTTCAAGATCAAGGTGCGCGCGGTCAACAGCGCGGTGGCCACCGGGAATCCGTCGTTCCTGTGGAGCCGCGTCTACATCTCCTCGATCACCCCGGTCGGCGGGGCGCACGGGGAAATCATCTACAACAACGTGGAGATGCGCCCGATGACGGGGTGCTTGTTCACTCGATCCACGTCGACCTAGGAGAACTGCATGGCCAAGACGTTCACGGTGGAGATCGGCGGCAAGGTCCGCGCCCTCCGCTTCCATCAGCGCGACGCGATCGAGCTGAAGAAGCGGTTCGGTCAGACGCCGCACACGCTCCTGTTCCTGCGCTGCCTCGGCCTCGACTTCGAGAACGCGGAGCCGGGGAAGCCGCCGCGGATGAACCCCGGGTTCTTCGACCCAGAGGTGCAGTTCGCGGTGTTCCACAAGGCCATCCTGCGCGGCGGCTGGAACGTGACCGAGGACAAGCTGATCGATGCGGTTGACGAAGCCGTGCAGACGTCGGACGGGAAGGTGTCGCTCGGAGACTTCGTGGCGCAGGCCGTCTATTGCGCCTTCTACTCCGGGGCCATCACGGGGAGCCAGGTGGACCTGCAGGCGGGTCCGCAAGAGGACGAGGCGCCGACCGAGGGAAACGCACCGGCCTCCGGGAACCCATAGACCCGGAGGCCGCCGACGAGGCTCTCGAGAAGCGAGCCCTGCGGATCGGGCTCTCGCATCGTGAGTACGACAGGCTGCAGCCGTTCGAGGTCTGGGATCTGGAGGATGCGTGGCGATGGCGGCGCGACAGGGAATGGGAGCGGCAGGCGACGGTGGCCGCTCTTCTTCTGCTCCCGCACTCGAAGGAAGGGGCCAGTTTCACCGGCCTCTACGACGACATCCGATTCATGCTGAGCGGCTACACGCCGGACGAGTGAGGTAGATGGCCGGCGGCACCGTCAAATACTCGATCGTCGCCGACGCGAAGCCCTTCGTCGACGCGACGGCGCAGGCGTCGAAGGAACTCCAGAAGCTCACGGAGCAGGCCGTAGGTTCGGCCGGGTCGCTCGGCTCCATCGCGGCGGCGGCCGGCCCGATGGGGAAGGCCCTGGCCGTGGCCACGGGTGTAGGCCTCGCTGGGTTCGCGGCCCTCGCCGCGGCCATCACGGACTCCGTGAAGGGGCTCGTCGAGACGGGCGGGAAGCTGGCCGACCTGTCCGCGCAGACGGGCATCAGCACGCAGGCCTTGCAAAAGCTGGCCTACGCGGGGTCGCTCGTCGGCGTGTCCCAGGAGCAGATCACCGGCGCCGCCGTGAAGATGGAGAAGGCGCTCGCGAACGGGGACGACGTCTTCCGGCGGCTCGGCCTCTCGTTCCAGAAGCTGCGCGACATGCAGCCGGACCAGGCCTTCGCGGCGGTGGCCGCGCAGATCGCGCGGATCAAGGACCCGGCGAACCAGGCGGCGGCTGCCATGGAGGTGTTCGGGAAGTCCGGCGCCACGCTGCTGCCCCTCATCAAGTCGGACCTCAAGGCCGCGGGTGAAGAGGCGGAGCGGCTCGGGATCATCCTCTCAGGCAAGACGGTCGACGCGGCGG